CATCTTGCATTACTTTGTACATGGCTGGTCGCATAGTGGCTTTTTGAGTATCCAGACAAGCTTGCAAATGGTCATCATCCATATCAGCAATTTTAACGTGCGTAATAAGCTGGTCTCCTTTTCTGCCGTATGTTCCCCACGTTACTACTTCCCTAATAACTTCATGGCTATCGTCTGACATAAGAGTAAACATCTCTTCGTCACCGTGGGCAGAACATCTCACATAATCAAGACCACCATCCAACATATACACTTTACCGTTAGCGTCCTGATGTTCTCTGTAGTCGTGGCTATGAACTGAGTGCATCATTGTTCGATCAGGTGTACGCATCATGTTTCGCAGTATTTCACTCATTACTTAATCCCCTGCTTGTTAATTAAAAGCCCTTTTCCGCGTACAGGTGGGCAGTCCTGCGTCTCCCGTTAAACGGCACGCTAGGTTATAAAAAGTTAACTCATTGTTCACCCCCTATTTCAAATAAATAAGTGGCCCGTTGCGATCATAGGTGGGCCAAGCCTACTTCAAAGGTCAGGGGAAACCTTGATCTTAATTACAGCGCATCGTACCTAAAGCGTTAGTCCTACAGGTAGTGCCGTTATTGCTTCGCATCGTACCAAGCGCATCAGTTCTCCATGTAGTGCCGTCTGACCCTCTAGTCGTGCCAAGAACATCAGTTCTATATGTTGTCCCGTCAGAAGATCTAGTTGTCCCTAAAACATCGGTTCGCCATGTAGTGCCAGTCCTGCTGTCACGGGTAGTACCTAATACGTCAGTACGCAAAGTTCCGTTCTGGCCACTTGAGCATGTATAGCTGGTGTTGCCAAGCGAATCCATCCTGTATGAGCAAGATGCTTCGGCTTTACCGCTAGAAAAAATAAACATAAATATAAAGAAAACGACAATAACCGCAATTAAGCATGCCTTCCAGTTTATAGTGTTTTCGCTTAAATGCTTATCGGCTATTTTGTTTGCTTCTCTAACCAGTTTATCCACTTTTTTTGCTTTGCTCATTATCTTCTCTCTCTTTGTTTATGATTTATTAATAAAATAACACTATATTAGTTTAAAATCAATATTATTTTACCTCTCCTATTCGATACTCTTCATCTTTAATTCTTTCTTTTAAGTCCCTAGCAAACTTGATTACTTCATTACGTTTAAATTTTGGTGCAGTTCTCCAAGCTAATCTTTGCATTGCCCTTATCCTGCGTGATCCATAAATATCCTCCATATAGATCCGGTAAGCTTCCTGTATTTTTGTGGTTTTCATGCCAAACATATTGCACCCAGCACATTGCGGGTTAATATTCTGCTCAAAAAGTTTAAAGATAATGTGCCTACGGCTATAAAAATGACCACCTTGCATGTTTTTATAATGGTCTATCTTCCCGCAGGTAACGCACTGGCAATAACCATTGTCGTCTGATGCTTTTAACCTGACGAGCCTTTGAAGTAGCTTTGCAGCCTTATCTACTTCTTGCGCTACAGTAAGCTTTTTCTTACTTGCCATTAGGCTTACCTTTTGGCTTTGGCTTGTATTTGTTCTTTTTAGCTTTTGCTGTCATTGTCTTTCTCCAAAATTTGATCTGGTGCTTTAAGTAAAGAATCAAAAGCAATAGAAGCTTTTTCTTTCTTTTTGCCAAAGATAGCATCATAGCTATCTGCATATTTTTTTGCGTCTGTAGGGCGAGTTTTTGAACCTTTGCCCCCGTGCGTTCTTCCGCTACTCATTACTCATCTTCTTCTTCAAATATCACGACATTTAACAGCTTTGCCAAGTACCATTGCGCTTTCTGAAGATCCTCTACTGGCTTGCCCTTCATCTCATAGCGCCAAAGATACTTTTGCACGTTACCCTTACAGTAAGATTTAAAACCCTCACAGGACATAGATGCTTCTATTGCGTCAATACATTCTACTGCGCCAGTGTTGTAGTGGTCAGGATTGTTTACTGTATCCCAATCTTCTCTAGAAACTTTAAGCGCATAGCCGGTTTCATCGTATCCGTCAAGATCGTCTTCTTTTTCGGCTTCTGCCATTTCAAGATAAACTTTCATTTGATTATCTATGGATGCAACCTCTACTGCCGGTATTTCTTTTCTCAATCTTTCCCAATCGCTAACATCTGGATCAACCATTATTCTTCTCCTATTAATTCTTCGTTAAATTCAATCGTTGAAGGAATAAGATCCATACAGCCAGTACATATACCATAAGCCATATCGTCATCCCCAATCCAATATTCAAGAACACTCGCGCAATCATCGCAAAACTTGCGGTGCATTTGCATAGTTTTTGGCGGAAAGTTAATAACATCACCCATTAGCCCACCTTTATCTTGACGCGGGAATCTTCACCCGTATCTTTATGGTAAACAACCGCTGTCATTGACCGTTCAGCTCCGTAACCTGAGTCTGAATGCCATTGATCTGTACTTGTAAGACTGCCCCAGTGCTCAAAGTGCATAGAGCCAACTTCCCTAGCGACATGGTGGTGGATATGTCCAAGGTGGCAGTATCTGTTTTTAGATTGGCTCCACTCGTCATCGAGGTTCTTGATCACAGCCTGTAAGATTTGTTCGTGCTTCATCCTGTCGCCGTGGTGAAAGACAAACAGGTTGTTGTGCCACTGGTAGTGAATGAACTTCGAGTAGTTGGGCAGAACATTAACCCGCTTTTCTTTGGCGTATAACAATTCAATGCAGCTTGAAAGGTGGCAAGCCATATCGGAATCATGGTTGCCGCGAACATTGATAACCACTACTTCTTTGTGAGTCTCAAGCATTTTGTTAATAAGGGTCTGAAACAATCTTCCAGCAAGTCTAAAGGTCTTTCCTATGCGAGTATCTACATCAACCGGAGTTCCTTTGGTCGTAGTGTTAAAGCTGTTGTCTGCATGGAAAAAATCACCTACGTTGAGCAAAACTCCAACTTCTGCATCCCCTACACGCGCAGCAAGTCGATTAGTGGACTCCAATAGTATGCTGGTAGCTATCTTAATGTCCCAATCATCGTTATCCATCTTGGTTTCACTGTCTGCAAGCATGCCAAAATGGTGATCACCTATCATATACATGGCAAGATAGTCTGAGTTGACCTTTTTAGGCGGTTTAACAGCCGTTTTAAAGCCGTTTAGGTCATCCTTGATACCATCAATCATCTGGTCAAGCTTTGCCTTCATATCGCGCTTTTCAGGCTCTTGAATTACCCATTGTAATGCGACAGTGCCATCAGATTTGTAAGCAGTTGATACCCTTTTAGCTTCAAAGCCTTCCATTGTTTCGCGATCTACGCTTTTGTGAGGCGCAACAGCTTTTGATGCGGCCCTAGCTTCAAGCCTTTTAAGCATTATATCAATTGTTCTGCGCCCGCACCCTAAAGCCTTTGATGCTTTGTTGTTAGACCCATGTTCAACAACGGCCTTAATAACCTCTATTTGCCTGTCGTTTGATGCAAACCTTAACAATTCCTGCGGACTTATTTTAGACATTGTTATTTATCCTGTTTTTGCTTCAATAAAGTGTACTCATTGTACTGGGGTAGTGATAAAAATACTTTCTTTTCAGCAGCCCATGCGTGAACTTGATCCATAAAGTAGCACATATCACCTTTATGTTCAGGTAATGGCATAATTTGATCGTTATAGGTTTCTTTGCCAACTTTTATGGTCTGCGTTCCCAAAAACATATGTTTCATCATAAATTTCATGCCGTCTTTTGTAGCATCTGGCACTTTCCCTATGAAAGCTTGAGACATTTCTTCGCACCACTTATGAAATAACCTGCATTGTTTATTGCTTCTTGGATCGTCATACCTTTCAAACTTGACAACTAACGGAATAGAGTAATCCCAGCTTTCAATCCTTTTTAACAAGAAGGGTAATTGCGTTTCTATTGCTTTCTTGCTGTCTATTTTAACGTAGTCACCTTGGCTCATTTTACCGTCCCCCAATTTGTACGCATGTCTCTGGCTTTAGTGTTTATAATCATTCTAACGCCGTCAGGATGCTCTTCTTTTAGCTTTTTCTTGGAATAACTAATGTTGTTTCTTCTAGCTTTTGCTCTTAAAGCATCATTGATTCGAATCCATTTAAAAAAACGTATATTTTTTAGTACATCATCATCACTTACTTTTTTGTCTATTAGAGCCAACAACATTGGCATTGAATGTCCGCCAATAAAATCTTCTACTGTCATTCGATGCTTGTTAAACCTGAGATCTCCACTTGTAGCCCTATCTCGGCATCTTCTCAACTCTAAGCTATCTATCCAAGCGTAACCTTCATGCTTTATCAGCCCTCCGTCAATTAACTCTGGGTTAACTTTAGATATAAAGTCAAAAACTATTCTGCCCATTTTGCATTTCCGCCCGAAAGCTCTAATTAACAGCGAATCCCAAATTTCTTGCATTGCTACCTGATCCATATTTAATCCCCTACAGTTTCATTCTTA